GCTTGACTTTAGGCAAACCAAGTTTATTAGGTAGATAATGGCACAAACAGATAAAGCAAAAAATTTATTAAAACGATTTGACAGATTAAAATCTCAAAGACAAAATTGGGAAAGTCATTGGCAAGAAGTTGCAGATTATATGCAACCAAGAAAAGCTGATGTAACAAAGTCAAGATCTAAAGGTGATAAAAGAACTGAATTAATTTTTGATTCATCACCATTACAATCAGTAGAATTATTAGCAGCATCATTACATGGTATGCTAACAAACCCATCAACACCTTGGTTCTCATTAAGATTCAAAGAAGATGGTATGGAAAATGAGGATGAAGCAAAAGAATGGTTAGAGTCTGCAACAGAAACAATGTATGCAGCATTTAATAAATCAAACTTCCAACAAGAAATATTTGAACTGTATCACGACCTAATTACTTTTGGTACAGCAGCAATGTTTATTGAAGAAGATGATGAAGATATTTTAAAATTTTCAACAAGACATATTAATGAAATATATATTGCTGAAAATGAAAAAGGAAGAATCGATACAGTATTTAGAAAGTTTAAATTATCTGCAAGAGCAGCAGTACAAAAGTTTGGAAATGTATCTGCTAACATTGCAACAACTGCAAAGAAAGATCCATACGAAGAAGTAGAAATACTTCACGCAGTATATCCAAGATCAGACTTTGATCCTAAGAAACAAGACAAAGCTAATATGCCATTTGAATCTGTTTACTTAGAAGCAGGAACAGGTGAAGAATTATCTGTATCTGGATTTAGAGAGTTCCCATTTGTAGTACCAAGATATTTAAAAGCATCGCATGAAATCTATGGAAGATCTCCTGCAATGACAGCTTTACCAGATGTGAAGATGTTAAATGAAATGTCTAAGACTACAATCAAGTCTGCACAGAAACAAGTTGATCCACCTTTATTAGTTCCAGATGATGGATTTATTTTACCAGTAAGAACAGTACCTGGTGGTTTAAATTTTTATAGAGCAGGTACAAGAGATAGAATTGAAACTTTAAACATTGGTGCGAATACTCCATTAGGTTTAAACATGGAAGAGCAAAGAAGAAACTCAATCAGAAATGCTTTCTATGTAAATCAATTAATGATGCAGAGTGGTCCACAAATGACAGCAACAGAAGTTATCCAAAGGAACGAAGAGAAGATGAGATTACTTGGTCCAGTTCTTGGTAGACTTCAATCTGAATTATTAAAACCATTAATCGATAGAGCATTCTCATTAATACTTAGAAAGAATTTATTTAGACCAGCTCCAGAATTTTTAGCAGGTAAAGATATTGAAATCGAATATGTATCTCCATTAGCTAAAGCACAGAAATCTTCTGAGTTACAATCTATTATGAGAGCTATAGAAATTATGGGTAGCTTATCAAATGTTGCTCCAGTATTCGATCATATCAATATGGATAAATTGGTTAGACACTTAGCAGACATTGTAGGTGTTCCACAAAAAATATTAAAACCACAATCTGAGTTAAATGCTGAAAGACAACAAGCACAAGCTCAACAAGAACAAATGCAACAAATGCAACAACTACAACAAGTAGCAGAAGCAGGAGGAAAAATAGCACCACTCGCAAAGGCTTTACCAGAAGAAGCTAAAGCTGTAGCGAATGCAGAAGCTGAATAATGAGTGATCTCAAACAGTTTGAAAAACAAATAAAGGAAATCAGAGAAGCATATAAAATGATTTTTGAATCAGATGAAGGTAAAAAAGTTTTATCTGATTTAGAAAAACGATGTCACTTTTGGTCTACCACTAATGTAAAAGGTGATAGTCACGAGAGTGCATACATGGAAGGTCAACGCAGCGTACTTCTATTTATTAAATCAATGCTGCAAGATGATAACACAAAAGGAAAATAACAATGTCACAAGAACAGATAACACAGGAAACTGTGCCTGTAGCAGAGACAACACAACCTACTACAGAAACAGTAACGCAAGAACCTGCAAAGCAGGAAACACAAATAGAGCAACCACCAACTGTTGCTAAGTCTTGGAAAGAAGCTATCCCAGAAGATTTAAGAAATGATCCAAACATTTCTAAGTTTACTGAATTAGAATCTTTGGCTAAGTCTTATATCAATGCAACAAGAATGATTGGTCAAGATAAAGTTGCTGTACCAAATAACAATTCAACAGATGATCAATGGAATGAAGTTTATGATAAACTTGGTAGACCAGAGTCTCCAGATAAATATCAATTAGATATTAAATCAGAAGCTGTTCCATTAGATGAAGGTGCAATTAAATCTTTTGCAGAGAATGCTCACAAGCTAGGTTTAAATAATAAACAAGCTCAAGGTATTTTAGAATATTATAAAAATTCTATGGAAGGATCATTGCAACAAAATCAAGTTGACATGGAAACTGCTCAAGCTCAAGCTGAACAAGAACTCAGAAAAGAGTGGGGTGGTAACTATGAATCTAATATTAAAAAAGCTGGAGCTGTTGCAAAAGCAAACATGGATGCAAACATTTTAGATATGCAATTAAAAGATGGTACACGATTAGGGGATCATCCTTCAATCATAAAAGGTTTTGCAAACATTGCTAATCTATTATCAGAAGATAAATTGGTTAGTACTGAGAGTGAAAGTGTATCTCAAGGTATAGATTATAGTGCTGAAATAAGTAAGATTGTTAATGATAGAGATGGTCCATATTGGAATAAAGGTCATCCAGATCACGACAAAGTAGTTCAGCAAGTGTTTAATTTAAGAACAATGATGAATGGATAATCAAGAACTTAAATTAGAAATATTGCGTATCGTTGTAGAAAGCGGATCTGAAAATCAGAAATCAAATCCCTTGCCAATCTGCAATGAATATTATAAATGGGTTTCTATGGCGGATGAAAATTCGCCAAAGAAAAGTAAGACAATTCGAAAGAACCTTACTGACAAGAAGGAATAGACTCTAGTCTAACAGACTTAAAATGCAAGAGATGCCAGATTTTCTGAGAACCTCTCTGTTTTTTGTTTAACAATAACTTAACAATTAAGGAGAGACAATTATGTCAACTCAAATAACTACAGCATTTGTAGAACAATACAGTTCTAACATCCAAATGCTTTCACAACAAAAAGGTTCTCTTTTACGAGATAAAGTAAGAGTAGAATCAGTTACAGGGAAGAATGCTTTCTTCGACCAAGTTGGTTCTGTAACAGCATCTGTAAGATCAACTAGACACGCAGACACTCCTCAATCAGATACTCCTCACTCAAGAAGAAGAGTTTCATTGGTTGACTACGAGTTTGCAGATCTTATCGATGATTTAGATAAAGTAAGAATGTTAGTAGATCCTACTTCTACTTACGCATTAGCTGCTGCTTATGCAATGGGTAGAGCAATGGATGATGCTATCATCGCTGCTGCAACTGGTTCAGCTGATACTGGTGTAGCTGGTGGTACTGCGGTTGCATTACCTTCAAGCCAAATCATAGCTGAAGCTGGAACTGCTGGTTTAACTATCGCTAAATTAAGACAAGCAAAAGAAATAATTGATTTAGCTGATGTTGATCCTTCACTACCAAGACACATCATCGTATCTCCTAAACAGATCACAGATCTATTAGGAACTACTGAAGTGACTTCAAGTGATTTCAATACAGTTAAAGCATTAGCTCAAGGCGATATTAATTCTTTCTTAGGATTCAACTTTGTTGTGTCTAACAGATTGGCTATCGCTACATCTAAAAGAGATTGTATTGCTTTCGTAAGTGATGGAATTGGTTTAGCAGTTGGTAAAGATTCAACTGCAAGAATCGATGAAAGAGCTGACAAAGGTTACGCTACTCAAGTTTACTATTCTGCTGCATTCGGTGCGACTAGAATGGAAGAAGACAAAGTAGTTAAAATCGAAGCATACGAAGCGTAAGGTATAGAATTTTAGGCGGTGGAAGCGAGAGTGGAAGCCGCCTAGGATGCAAATGAAACAAATAAAAGATTTAAAAACAGTATTACATTTTAGAAAGGGTGATTATGTTTATCGATATGTACTGGTAGACAGATTCAAAAATACAAGTAAAGTACATTATGGTTTTGATGCAAAACTTGAAAGAACTGAAAAAGAATTGTTTGCATTAGAAAAAGATAGACAGATTAGAAGAAAGTATATTATAAGGAAGTAATATGGCATCAGTAGTAGACATTTGTAATGGAGCATTAAATCAACTTGGTGCATCTACAATATTATCATTGACAGAAGATTCTAAGAACGCAAGACTTTGCAATGCAAGATACACACAAATAAGAGATAGTTTATTTAGATCTCATCCTTGGAATTGTTTAATTAAAAGAGTTGAACTTGCAAGAGATACAGCTACTCCTTCATGGGGTTTCTCATATCAATTTACATTACCTGCTGATTGTTTAAGAGTATTAACAATTTTAAATTATGATTATGATTATAAGATTGAAGGTAGAAAAGTTTTAGCAAATCATGGTACAGTTAAGATTCAATACATCTCAAGAATAGAAGATCCAAATCAATACGATGAATTATTAAGAGAAACTATTTCAGCTGCATTAGCCGCAGACATTGCATACGCAGTAACATCATCTAATCCTACTGCAACAAATATGTATAATTTATTTCAAAGTAAATTAAAGGAAGCTAGATTTACAGATGCTACTGAAGGTTACAATACTAATCCAGATAATGGTCAAGCAGATGTAATAGGAGCTTCTTCATTTATAAACTCAAGGTACTAAAGCATGGCTAGAGTTGCGGTACAATTAACCAATTTTACTGGTGGTGAATTATCACCAAGACTAGATGGTAGAAATGATTTAGCTAAATATCCTACAGGATGTAAGACATTAGAAAACATGATCATCTACCCACATGGTAGTGCTGCAAGAAGATCTGGTACACAATATGTAGCAGAAGTAAAAGACTCTACAAAAGAAACAAGATTAATTCCTTTTGAATTTTCCACAACACAAACTTACATACTTGAGTTTGGAGATCAGTACATAAGATTTTATAAAGACAATGGTCAGATATTATCTGGTGGATCAGCTTATGAAATTAGTTCACCTTATTTAGAAGCAGAACTATTTGATATTAAGTTTGCACAATCTGCTGATGTTATGTATCTTTGTCATCCTAATCATGCAGTAAGAAAGTTATCAAGAACAGGTCATACTGCCTGGACATTAACAGAAGTTGATTTTCAGAATGGTCCATTTATGGATCATAATATTTCTACAACAACATTAGCAGCTGGTCATACTGCTGTTGGATCTAGTGGTAATTTAACTTTATCATCTACTACTGGAGTTAATAATGATCAAGGTTGGTTAACAACTGATGTTGGAAGATTAGTACATTTTAAAGATGGTCATTATAAAATTACAGCATATACATCACCAACAGTTGCAGTTTCAATTTGTATTGCTTCTCCTTCTTCTGGTTCAGCATCAACAGACTTTGCATTAGGTTCATTCTCAGATACGACAGGTCATCCATCTTGCGTAACCTTCTTTGAACAACGATTAGTATTTGCTGCAACATTATCACAACCACAAACATTATTCTTTTCTAAATCTGGTGACTATGAAAACATGGATGACAACTATCATGGTACAGTAGCTGATGATGATGCTATCATTTATACAATCGCATCTAACCAAGTAAATGCAATTCGATTTATGACAGCTACAAGAACTTTAATTATTGGAACAGCTGGTGGTGAGTTTGCAGTTAGTGGTGGTGGAACAGATATAGCAATCACACCTACAAATATTTTAATTAAAAAACAATCTAACAATGGTGCTGCAAATGTTGATGCACTTGCTGTTGGTAATGCTACTTTGTTTTTACAAAGAGCTAAAAGAAAATTAAGAGAACTAGCTTACAACTTTGATGTTGATGGTTACATAGCTCCAGACTTAACTATCCTTGCCGAACACATTTCAGAAGGTGGATTTAAACAACTATCGTATCAACAAGAACCTAATCAAATCATTTGGTGTGTAAGAAACGATGGTCAATTAATTGGATTAACTTATCAAAGAGAACAACAAGTTGTTGCTTGGCATAGACATATATTTGGTGGATCGTTTGGTAGTGGTAATGCAATCTGTGAAAGTGTTGCTACAATTCCTACAGATGATTCAGAATATCAAACATGGGTAATTGTTAAAAGAACAATCGATGGTACTACAAAAAGATATATAGAATATATTCACAACTTAAACTTTGATCAAACAGATGACACAACATTTAATTTTTTAGATTCACAATTAAGTTATGATGGTTCACCTGCTACTACTATTTCTGGTCTATCACATCTTGAAGGTCAAACAGTTTCAGTATTAGCTGATGGTGCAACTCATCCAGATGTAGTAGTTAGTTCTGGAGAAATAACTTTAAGTAGATCAGCAAGTAAAGTTAAAGTTGGTTTAGCATTTACATCTTTATTACAAACTATGAGAATAGATGCTGGTTCACAGAATGGTACATCACAATCTAAGACAAAAAGAATTTATGAAATAACATTAAGATTATATGAAACACTAGGTGTAGAAGTTGGTCCAGATCTAAATAACATGGAGAGAATACCTTTTAGATCTTCAGCAGATCTTATGGATAGTAGTGTTTCAGTATTTACAGGAGATAAAGAGATAGAGTTTAGAGGTAATTATGAAACTGATGGCTTTATCTTTGTTAGACAAAATCAACCTTTACCTTTAACAATATTATCATTATATCCTAAACTACAAACAAACGATGGATAACATTTTAAATATTGTAAAATATAAAGGTGAGCATGGTAAGTATATTATGAAACAACAAATGAACCATGTATTGATGGATAAAGATATGGAGTTTGAAGGAGATCCAATGAATTTAGAACAAGATAACCTAGCATTTACTGGCATGATTGATGGTGAACCTATCTTTGCAGCGGGTATGAAAATCATTTGGGGTGGTGTTGCAGAGGGTTGGGTAATAGCAACTAATAAAGTTTTACAACATCCATTACTTGTTGCAAAAGCTATTAAGAAAGATTTTGCACGAATTGCTAAAGAAAATAATATCAATAGAGTTCAAACTGCTGTAAGAGCTAACTATACAACTGGTTTAAAATTTGCTAAATGGTTAGGATTAGAGGAAGAAGGATTAATGAAAAAATTTGGTTTTGATGGTTCAGATCAATATATGTATGCGAGGATATTTTAAATGAGTTGGCAAATGGCAGTAGTAGGTGCGTTAGGTGCAGCACAAATACAACAACAAAATGCTTATGGTAAGTTCAATGAAGCTGTCAATGATCGTAATGCAAAAGTTAAAGAGCAACAAGCTGAAATAATTGACTCTAAATTAGAATTAGATTTAGCTAATTTTGATAAACAGTTTAGAAAACTAGAAGGTCAAACTACTGTTAATACTTTAAAATCTGGTGCAACTCTTGAAGGAACTGCTCAAAGAATTAAATTAGCTAATCTTAGAGAAGCTGAATTAGAAAAAAGTAGAATAAAATATGATGCTGAAATTGGAAAAGCGAGAGCTTTTGAAGAAGCTAACTTTGCTAGAATTAGAGGTGATATAGCAAGACAAGAATCTAAAGTTGCAATGTTAAGAACAGCAACAACAACAGGAACTTCACTATTAACAATGATGGGATAATATGCCAAAGATACCTACTTTTACATCATCAAGATCAATTACAACTGCAACACCTAGTGTTGAGTCTAATATACAATTAGATTTAGCAAAAACACCAGCAGGTGCATTACAACCTGTTTCTAAATTTTTAGAAGAAAGTTATGTGCAAGAAAAAACTGCAGAGGCAAACAATAAAGCCTACAAATTATTAAATAGTTTTTATGAAGATAAAAAAGATGATCAAGGAAATGTAATTCAAAAAGGTTGGTTGACAATAGCTAGTGAAGCTAAACAAAAAGATAATCCAACTGAAGCATCAACTTATTATGATTCAGAAGTTGAAAGACTTTATAATTATAAAAAAATAAATGATTTTAAAAACTTAAATAATTTTGAAAAAAAAGCTATTGATAGAAAATTTTATGCAACATCTGGTTTATTAAAAACAAAAGTAATTGAAGATGCAAGATTAAATTTAATAGCAGAAAATAAAAAAGTAGATGATGATACTTTTGTAAAAGAAAGTTTATTACTTAAAGAATTAGGAACAGATTATATTAAACAATTTAAAATTAATAATGCTAACAGAATAAATGCAAATCCAGATTATGATGAAGGTGTAAAAAAACAATTAATAGATACTTATAATTCAAAAGGTGTAGAATTTCTTGCAACATCTATGGCTAATAATCAACCAAGCCAATTTAAAATTGCTAGATCTAAAGGAGCTTTTGATGATGTTGATGCTGCTAAAATTTTAGAATTAGAAGCTGTTGCTGACAATGTTATCAAACAACAAAAATATCAAACTCTTTTATCTCCACTTGATATACCATTTGATGCTGATCCTAGAGATTTTGTTATAGCAAATGAAGAAATAAAAGCTAAAACTTTTGGTGGTAATAAAAATCTTCAAGCTATATTTGAAAGTTTAAAACCTCAAGAAAAAATTGAATTTGAAAAAGAATATTTAAAAAAAGCAAATCAAATTAAATCAGATAGACAACTTCAAATATTAACAGCAAATCAAATAGGAAAAGTAGAAGCTGCACAAAAAACAAATGATATATTTAAAATGATGGATATGAAACAAGGAGTTTATAGTGAAAAATTAAAACAAATATTTCCAGATAATCAAATAGCTGTAGAGCAGTTAATAGATTTTAATACCAAATTAAGTGATGGACAAGCTAATAGAATTTCTAAATTTGAAAACAACGATGATATAATTAAATTAATTATAAATGATAAAGTTAATAATGTTTATGATAAATTTACATTAACTGGAGAAACTAAACCATTATCTATAATGGAAAGAGTTGGTACACAATTAAATGTTAATGATGTTAAATA